CACCGCCGCCGCCGCCACCGCCGCCACCGCCGCCTCCACCCGGAGGAGTTCCACCTGTTGTTAGTGTCCAACCTCTTTGGATTCCTCCAATAGTTACTGTTGTTGATTTAGCAGTTAAGTTTAAACTTGATGTAGTCATTTGTACATTTACATAACTACCATTTGATATTTGTTGGCTACTTGTTCCAAAACTACCGTTATCGATTTTAAACTGTGCACTTCCACCCGCTATTGAAACTGTTTTTGTTCCTTGGAATCCACCAGTTACTTGTGTATTTGCGTATAGAGTAGTGCTTGTAGATTGTCCAACCAAATTACTAAAACTAAATGCAGGGTCTGTTGTACCAAATTTAACAAAATTATATTTAACAAATCCTAACTTAGAAACATTATTGTCTCCTTGAGCTGCTACATATAGATTTATTGTTCCTGTTCCTTCATATTTAAATGAAACTGGAATCATTCCTTGTGTTCTTGAAGCAAAATCAGGGTTTGTTGAAGTACCTCCACTACTACTTGAACCTGTTACTGGAGGGAATACTCTAGATTCATGAATAGCATGGTCAATATTTCTACACAGTCTTGCACTAAATGGGCCAGATTCTTGTTGAGTAGCAAAAGTAACAGTAGTAGTACTATTAGTATGTAAATTAGAACCGTCACTTACATGAAAATGTAATGTCTTGACGTGAGCTGTTCCACCTACTCCTGAAACTAAAATATTTCCTACATAATATCCTGGACCTGTGCCTACATCTCCAAGATACCTATAGTTCATATCATTATTAAAAAATGTTCCAATAGTAGTACCACTTACATTTGCTCCTGTTGAAGCTAGTGTAATATTTGCAGTTGTTAATGTACCTGCAACTGTAACATTGTTCCCTTCTAGTGTACCTTTAAATTTAGCATTTCCTGCAGTATCAATCATAAAAGTATTAGAGGATATAAAACCATCTGATCCAAGGAGTATACCTCCAGTATTTAAGAAAGATCCGTTTCCTTGTGTGCTGTCACTAGTATTAAACTGACCGACAATACCTCCACCCGCTAAATGGAAAGTTGATATGCCCCATCCACCTACACCACCACCAACTACTGTTGATGAGTTATTTACTGCTGCATGGGTAACTTTTGAGTCTGCTGTACTTTGAGCTGCTGCTGCTGAGTTAGTAGCTGTATTTGCTTTACCATAAGCTTGTCCAGCTGTTGTAGCTGCTGCTGCAGCTGAGTTAGTAGCTGTGTTTGCTTTACCGTAGGCTTGACCAGCTGTTGAAGCTGCTGCTGCGGCTGAGTTAGTAGCTGTGTTTGCTTTACCAAATGCACTAGATGCTGTAGAAGCGGCTGCTGCTGCTGAGTTAGTAGCTGTGTTTGCTTTACCAAAAGCCTGACCAGCTGTTGTAGCTGCTGCTGCAGCTGAGTTAGTAGCTGTGTTTGCTTTACCAAAAGCTTGTCCAGCTGTTGTAGCTGCTGCTGCTGCTGAGTTAGTAGCTGTATTTGCTTTACCAAATGCACTTCCAGCTGTTGAAGCTGCTGCTGCAGCTGAGTTAGTAGCTGTATTGGCCTTAGAGAAAGCACTACCGGCTGTTGAAGCTGCTGCTGCAGCTGAGTTAGTGGCTGTATTGGCCTTAGTAAAAGCACTACCGGCTGTTGAAGCTGCTGCTGCAGCTGAGTTAGTAGCTGTATTAGCCTTAGTAAAAGCACTTCCAGCTGTTGAAGCTGCTGCTGCGGCTGAGTTAGTAGCTGTATTAGCCTTAGTAAAAGCACTACCAGCTGTTGAAGCTGCTGACGCCGCTGAGTTAGTGGCTGTATTTGCTTTAGCAAAAGCACTACTAGCTGTAGAAGATGCCGCATTAGCTGCTGTAAAAGCATTGGCTGCTGTACCTGCTAGTGTTGATGTGGCTCCTGCTGTATTAAATGCTGCAACTGTTATACTTCCGCTAAAACTTCCTGTTGCGGCTTGTAGCTCTCCTTTAAATTTAGCATTACCTGCCGTATCTACATAAAATTGATTTGCTGAAATAAAACCGTCTGAGCCGAGTAAAAGTCCTCCTGTATTTAGGAAAGCAGCATTGCCTTGTGTACTATCGTTTGTATTAAAGTTACCTACAATTCCTCCACCTGCTAAATGATATGTTGTAATGCCCCAGCCTCCAACACCTCCTCCTACTATAGTAGAAGAGCTGTTCACACTTGCATGAGTAACTTTTGAGTCTGCTGTACCTTGAGCATTATTAGCTGCTCCGTGTGCTGTATTACCTTTATCAAATGCTGAGTTGGCTTGTCCAAAAGCTGAGTTGGCTCGTCCAAATGCTGAGTTAGCTTGTCCATGAGCTGTGTTACCTTTATCAAATGCTGAGTTGGCTTGTCCATGAGCTGTATTACCTTTATCAAATGCTGAGTTGGCTTGTCCAAAAGCTGAGTTTGCCTTATCGTCATTTGTAAACCCAGAATCATTATTAAGATCTGATACATCTTTACCTGCAATACTAATTCTATTTGCATTGATAGTACCAGTTGTTATTCTTCCTCCGTCAATTGTTGTTGTTCCGCTAGAACCTAAATCTCCTGATGTTAGTGCAGTAGTCGTATTACTACCGTCTGTTATTTGGTTAGTTCCTGTGAATGTTACAAGTCCTGTAAAGTTTTGTCCCTGATATGCTATAGAGAATGTAATAGTTGGAGTACTATCATTGAATTCATCTTCAACAACACTCCAATAAGCATACCAATACTTATTTGAATTGCTACCTGTGTATGTTGGTTGTATCTGATTCCAATTTGTTCCACCTGTACCAATAACACCACCACTTAATAAGCTAGTGCCAAAGTTATATGATACTCCTGCAGTTGAAGGATTGGTAGGTGCACTACCCGATGCTGATTGATAATAAATATATCCAGTAGCAGTCCTTGGTCCAGTTCCTCCTGGAGAACCGTCGTCACCTGATTTTGATTTTGTAAAAGTCTGTGCTTTTGTTACTGTAAGCTCGTTTTCTATATTAATAGAGTACTCAATCTCTGCGGTATTTGCTGCAGTTGTAAATGAACTGTGATTGCCTACTGTAACGTTTGCACTGTTTGTTGCTGTATTAAGTGTAAAACTACCCACACTAATATTAGTATCGGAGTTAGTTGTTACTGAGTATTGGTCATTAGTAGGCGTGCTTGTATTTGCCACAGGAGTCAGTCTTGTAGCGCCTCTAAATACTTCTATAAATGTTCCTGAATTTGTAAAGTCTGATACTACCCCTAATTTTGTAGCAGGGAAAGTATGAGCTTCATTTGATATTATTGTACTATATCCAGGACTTCCTTGTTGTAAAGAAGTAAGTGTTATTGAGTCAAAAGCTAATTGTGTTTGGTTGCCGTCCGCTACTCCTACTGTAATTGTTTGTGGAGTAGTATTTATACTTGAAGGTACACTAAATGAGAATGTGTCTGCGTCTCCTGCGTTGCCATCCGTATAACTACCTTCATCAGAGATACCATCTCCTGTAAATTTAAAGAAAGGATTATCAAAGTTCTGTGCAGTTGCAGTTAAAGTAATTGTTCCACTTGGTTGGGGTGCTGTTCCTCCAGAGTTATATGCTATAGCATAATCACTTGCAGTTAAGCTTACTGTTCTTGAGTCTGTACCTGCACCTGCTGCTCCAGGTATACTTTTACCTAGTGATATAACTCTTGTTGCTATAGTTTCATTGCTGTATCTATCTGTTACTGTTACTGTAATAGTAGCATTTGTTTGAGTTATAGCACTTACGGTTATTACACCTGTAGAAGCGTTAATTGATGAAGTACAGTTAGAGTCTGATTTTGATAAACCAAAAGTGTTTAGAGCAGTACCACTACTAGCAAAGGAGTAAGCTATAGATCCTTTCTTTACTGTATATAAATTTGAAAAACTTGCAAAGTCACTGACAGCACCTGCAGCATTTGAAGGGAAGTTATGGTTTTCATTTGTGCCATTAACTGTGTACGCGTCTGTTCCTTTATTGCCACTAGCATAATTTATTATTGAGAAAGTTCCACTTGTATTTGCTACTTCTCCTATGATAGTGTCTTTTATTATATTCGGTTGTATTCTTTGTGCAAAGATGTTCTTATTAGATAAATTTGCTGTTGGATTGTATGCAACTTCTAATCTTGTATTATCGTATATGTGGTTGATTGTTGCTATAAAATGAGTAGAGCCAGTATGAAACTTAAATAAGTCTCCTGCTTCGTATTCTGTTGTAAAACTTGTGCCTGTACCTGTTACTAGTGAACTTCCTGCTGTTACTGTGGCTGTACCTGTTTTTTGTACGAAAGCTGTTGCATCTAAATTTTTAGCATATCTAAATGTTTCTGCTCCAGTATTATCTACAAGATACTCGATTGCTTTTAGTGGGTCAGTAGTATCACTGTAATCCCAGAGTAAATATCCTGTGTTTCCACTAGGTAAATTTGCAAAGCTACATGAAGTTTGTGCAGTTGTTCCGCTCGTTACTGTTATTGTTTGTAAATCACTTTCTGCGGGAGTAAAGTTATATGTGCTTTCTGTGAACTGTACTAAAGCATTGGATGAATCTATATTAAAACCTGTTGTTAATATACCACCTTTTCTTGCAATAGGTTCTAGATTTTTTGCAGGTTTTTCAGGATTGATAGTAATTCTTTTCTGTATAAAAGGAGAAGGTTGCCCTGAAGTATTAATAGTTCTTATTCTTACAATATATGTACCTGCTTTTGGTATATCTTTAAAAGTAAAGCTTTGTCTTTCAGGAGATACCTCAACTCTATCAAAAGTAGGTTTACCTTGTGTTGATTGTTGAGTATATAAGTTATGTTCTATTTGAAAATTTTGTAGGTGTTCGTAAGGGGACTCAATCTGAGTGTCGTTATCATCAGTTCTTAAACTTAATGGAATACCCCAATATACATCTAATCTTGGAGCTACGAATCTCTCTTCTAAAGAACTAGAAATATCTGCGTTGTCTGCATCATCTACTAGTCCTTTTTGTACTTTTAGAGTTACGTTTCTTGGGGAAGGAACACCATCACTAGATTTTGGAGGTCTCATCACATCAGGTATAGCAGGAATACTCCATCCTCTATCTACTTCATCAAATTTGCCTACAGTATGCTTTGTAGCTGATATAGAGAAACCTTTATCAGTACTTTCATTAATCTGACTTATCATGTAAGTTTGAGGAGAACCTGCTAATTTTTCTCCACTTGCTGTAGTTTGTGAAATAGCAAAGATTACTTCTTCATCAGGCGCGGCACTAAAAGCTGAACTTACAACTACGTGTGTTGTATTATAAGAACTTATTGCTTTTGTTTCTATTCTGGCATCTTCTGACCAAGCAATATCTAGTACATCTCCATCATCATCTCGTGCATTTACAGAATCTTCTTTAGAGTCTAAATTATATAAGGAGTCTCCACTATTTTTTGCTTGAAGTATTAAATCTCCTTGATTGTAGACTACACTATTAATTACAGCGCTTGGCTGAGCTAAATAAGCACCTGATTTAGGAAAAATAAGAGTTAAGTCAGAGTTAGCAGCAGAACTTAAAGCTACCGATCTATCTACAGGAATTACTGTTGTTGTTGCTCCACTAGAAACTCTTCCACTTAGTTGTACATTATCTCTGTCCGCATCTTGAACTTCTATTAAGTCTCCTGGTCTCAAAACTTGAGTACCAATACCACTAACAAAAGATACAACCTCACTATCATTAATTTCAGTTAATAAATGATATTTACCCACTCTATGTGCTTGTGCTTGTGAAGTACACCCAAAAGCTAATGTTGTTTTTTCTACTATTCTTCCTGTTTTTGCTATATTCTCACTATCTTCTACTAATTCTACGGCAGGTTTATAATG